AACGTAACTGTAGAATTTCCAACTGTACCATTTGAAATAGTTACAACACCAGAACCATTTGCAGTGTGAGAACTTGCAAGTGTTTGAACACTAACAATCGTACCAACACCATTATTTACATCAGGGTTTGTATTTGGAAAACTTGTTTCATTTGTTATTGGAACAAAACCACCAACATCATCTACTAAATCTATAACTCTATTATCTATAGCCCCAGTTGTTGCAATAAAATCATCATTACTGGTCCATGATTGGCCTGAGTTAATCAATTCAGATGTATCTTTATTTAAAAATCTAGTGTTAGCTGCGGATGTTGTGTAAAAAGTATTATCATCTGGTGTATGACTAGATTGTTCTGAATTAGTAACAATAGTTGCATCAGAAATTTTTGCCATTGAAACAGAATTATCTGAAAGATGAGCTGTGTCTATCGAACCATCTACTAGATGCTCGGAGTCGATACTATCATCAGCAATTTTAGAACCATTAACACTATCTGCTCCTAATTTAGTATTAGTTACAGCTCCAGCATTTATTTTAGCTTCTGTAATTGCATTAGCATTTACTTGTGATGCTTGAATAGAATTATCTGCAATTTTTGCATTTGTAACTGCATCATCTGCAATCTTTGCAGTAGTGATTGAGTTGTTATTTATATTACTTGCACTAATAACATCAGTTGGAATTGAATTATTTGTTTTAGTTAAGATGGCTAAATAAATTGTTAATGCTTCGTTTTGTAAAGTACCACTATCAAGAGTAACATTAATTGTAGTATTTGAAGAAAAAGATGAACTTGATATTGTTCCATAGACAACACCAGTAGATGAGCCTGTAATTTTAACTCTACGACCGGCATGATAAAACGATGTTACATCTACACCATTTATAGTAAATGAACTTGCACTAGCATAAGCACTTGTAAAAGCTCCATCACCATCGCCAAAAATAACCCACTGAGCGTCATTATACCATTCTCTGGTATTTTTCATTAAAGCCCTAATAGAATTATTTAAATCACTGGGTAACATTCCCTCTGCGGTATTGATACCATTTAAGGAAGTGTTATTTGCTTGTGTTGTTGAATAATCTTTAATCCCTGACATTTATTTCTCCTAATTCATAAACCATGCAAAAGCTTTATCGCTTTCTGTGTTGTTTTTATTAATTAATGTATTTACAGCTTCTTCTACTTGTCTTTGAAAAAACTCTTGAGTTTCAATTGAATATCGAACATTATCTATATCAATTTTATCACTCATTATCTTGAACCACCTGGTGTTGCTATTAAATCTATTCCTTGTGCATGACTCCAAATAGTGTCAGCAGGGATTTTTACATTTGCTCTAAAGTATCGACCACTTTTTCTTACAGGGTTTATTCCACTATCATTCATAGTCGATGATGCACTTGAGGTTACAGTATCGGCTAATCTATCTCTTGTTTTAACTATTACATTTGCATTAGCGTCAACCAATGGTCTTATGCCAGTTATGTTTGCTCTTGCGCCAGGAAATATTTCTGTTTCTGTTGTTTCAAGTTCGGCTTCTAAATTTTTTCCACTAAATATAGATGCTTTAAAATTTTCATTTATTGCACCTAAATATAATTGTCCTTGTGTCCAATAAGGAGTGTCTAATGAAATATTAATATCATCTAAGTTTTCAGATATTAAATCCATCAACTCAACTGTATTAATAGTTACAAATTGTTCAAAAATTTGTGATGCTTTTACATTAGCAATTGACCATTTTTGAGTTACATAATTATAAATTAATAATCTATCACAAATACCTGTTGTGTTAGGATTGTTCCTACTAGGATATAACCAAATAGCAAGTGTGTTAAATGGATCAACAGCGCTTGTAATTCTATCTGAGTAAGCTTTGTTAAGATCACTTTCAAAAAATCTATTTACTTTTTCTGCTCCAATAGGCAACACTTGGTCGCCATTAATTTGAAAAAATCCATCATCAGCGTAAAAGAAAACTTGTCTATTATCTTGACATACAGTTTGTCCATATACAGCACCTCTATTTGGCGATATTACAGAGAACCTAAATATAACATTCCCACCTACAAAATCCATTCTAGTGATCTGATTTTGTCTAAAAACATAACCAACCTCACCTGACGTTATGGCCACAACTTGACCACCGCTACCAGGCAAGTCTTGAGTATCGGATGAACTTACTCCTGCCTCCCAAGTTGAAATATCGTTAATACCTGACCAAGCAACCCTATTCTTTGCATTTTCAATATTACCTGTTACTAAAAAATCTCTAATAACACCTGAAACTCTAAACTTACTAGGTACGTTACCACTTGTTGCTATACTTTGTAGTGTTGCAAAGTTAGTTGAAGTACCCATTAAATAATACATAGGAGGATTAACTCCATTACTTGCTATGACGTATTGTCCAAATTGAGTAAAGGTAAAAAAATCTGTATCTCCACCTGATATAGTTAGACTACCTTTAACAGATGTAAAACTTCCACTTGTTAATTTATAAATATTATCTTTTGTTGCAACAAAAGTAAAAACTGTATTTGTATTATCTCTAAAACTACCTGCGCCTTTAGCATTTTTTGTAACATTTGATGAACCACTATAAGCAACTAAACCTTTTACAGGTTTGTACGAAGTCTGGGCATGATAAACATTAGTTGCCACAGTTGAGCCAGGGTTTAGATGGTCAGGTTGATCAGGAAGCCATTCTCCAAAAGGTATTTGCATTATTAAACCTAACTATTTGTTGTTACATAATTATTTTTAAAAGGTGATGCAATTGTATCTTCACCTCTAATTTGTAAAGGTGATCCACTAAATTGATCTTCCCTATCGTTTTGCTCTAATCTTTCTAAACTTGTAGCGTACATTTGTTGCCAAGTTTGAACTTGTTGAGGATTAACTCCTCCTAAAAAGTTCGCAGCATGAAAGAGTGATCCATATAAATAAATAGATGGATGTGATGTTAAAATATAATTCGTTGTGTTTGTGTCGGATAGCGCATCGAAGCCTTTATAATAATTTATAAAAGCTGTGTAATTGCTATCAGGTTTTGGCATAAATCTAAAAGTGTCTCCAAGAATAGTGTAAGCCAAAGGTAGCCCTGTTTGTGAAGTACCTTTTACTTGATCCATTTGAGAGGGAGTCATGTATCTTAATGGATATTTAGTTGACCCACTTAAGATATACATATCTCTTACTTGTAAAAAACCAGTTGGCAAAGCCTCTGTCTCACTATCAATAGTAAAACTTGTTTGAGTAATCATCTTTCTTACTCTTAATTTTGAGTTCA